CTCTGCATAAGGAGGGGGACTCGAAGTGTCCATTACGTTTAGGTCCGAAGACCTGTGTGGTAAGTTCTTACTCCATTGCGGAATAAGGACCGGCACCAGGTGCGCGGTAAGAGTCAATCCACACTGGGTCGACTCTTTTGATCATGCATAGACGCTCCTTCCCTCGGGAAGTGACGTCAAACGCTGATGAGACCGAGGTAAGTTTCGCTTCCGTGAGGTCACGAAACTGAACCGGTGCCGTCTCTTGCAGTGTGGCCATGAGCTTCCGAAAGAAGAAGCTCTTGCCTTTCTGCTTAATCGGGCATTTAACGATGCTCTTATAGTGAAACTGTTGTCCCTTCCAGGGGCCAGTCTCCTCACTATGAAGATAACCTGAGAACTCTTCATCAGACAAAGGACCGTAAAGCCTTAACGGCTCCGGGATCCAACGGAGATAAAGAGCGTCCAAACGGGGTAATCCAACACCGAGGTGTTGTTTCGCCCATCGGACGAGCAGGTTTCTGTGCGCATATAGGGCACAGACGTCGTCGGGGTGTTTCTTCAGAAACACCGGTCTCACCATTCTACCGAGAATCCAGTCGGTTCCACAACTCTCTTTGACAGGACCTTCTAAGAAGGATTTATCTGAATTCAGAGAGAACCCACAATACTCCAAGTAATCGCGTACGAGCGGAGCCATACTTTCAGGACAGATTATGTCATCACCGTAAACGGCGATGCTGTCCCTCTGGTAAGCCCCAAACGTCGCTATACTTGCAGCGTAAGTGAGTGCAGTGAAGAGAAGGGATTCAATCACGAACGTAGTTCCATTACCCATCGAAGCCAGCTTGCTGTAACGCAAGCGGCGTCCGTCAGGAAGATCCCCTTGCGGGGATCTAATGTCACATACGTATCGATACCACTCACTAGGCAACAAGATCTTACAAATGCGGAGACTCACCGAGTCCGACGCATTTGATAGATCGATTGTCGCAGGCTTGTCGGCATGGCTGCCGATAGTTCCTAGCCTAGCTAGCCTCTGATTCTTGAACTGAGAATTTAGGTCTATTCCCCATCGGCGCAAGCGCCTACGGATGTGACCGTCCACCCCCAGCTGTAGAAGGAGATTCAGCGTGGGTTCGATTGCGATAGGCCTATCCTTGTGATAGTCCTTTGGTACGGTAGTGATTCGATTGCCGACCACAACAGTTAGGATGTTCCTCCAAAACTCTTCCTGATTGAGAATATGGTATTTCGCAATACCATGCCTCTCTCGGTAAGAGTCCTCAAGGGCCCCTAGCCATCGTTGATCGCTTTGAATCAAGCGTTTCGCATGCGGGACAGCATCTGCAGTCACGTGATAGGGCCATTCGCTGTACTTGTAATATACAGAGACATTCCCTCCTGACGAACTGGTCGATGAGCCCGGCCCATGCCTACACCATCTCATTACTTTATCCTCATCGAGAGGACCTAGTACCTGGCTGATGAAGCCAGTGGCGAGACCAATAAAGTTAGCGTATCTTCTGCTCTCTTTATTGATAAGTGACTTGTACCCGACCCGATTAAAGGCCGAGCAAGTACTTTCGCCATCCAAGCATGCTTGGATAGCGTTCTCGCGTCTACCTAGGGAGTTACCCTTGAAGGGGTACTTCTTTAGTAATGCACCGAACAGAAGGCGACATACCAGAGTGTCTGGGACGCCCCCTTCGGAATCTGGAGTTGTACACTGTAAACCCCAGTCCTTTGAAAGGTCCATGATGCCATCGATGTCGCGTGCGCGTAGAAGCGCCCGGACCCGATCAACATCGGACTCAATCATGTGTTCGTGAATGTCGTCCAGAAGACGACTCGCGACAACCCAAGGATATGCCTCAGGTACGCGTACCCGCCCTAGTGAAGGGCGTGACATCCTGTTGGATGCTTTCCGTGGTTTCCCACGGGGAACTGGATTGCTTCCACGGTTCTTTGTATGTTTCATACATCGAGCCTATCTTCTCAACATTAACCGCAATTGACAAACTGCGTGGCCATAGGACCACTTTAAGCGTTGAACGCACAGTTTGTCGTTTTACGTCGCAACAATCCGACCGGAATTCAAACCCCTTACTCCTGGAAGGAGGGGGGCGTGTTTCCCGGCGCGTCTTCCCGTTTCTTCATCACGCGAGTGATTAGAAACAGAAGCTCGCTAAGGATTGAAACAACAACTCTCCATCGTCCGATGTTACTCATCAGATGGAAAGAAGCTTGGTCAACATTTCGAAGACGGTTGCAGGCGTGGTCGTACCGCTGAGAAGCTGAGCTCCTCGAGCGATAAGATCCTGCCGTTCCGCATCCGAGATGCCAAGGGGGAGGCTGGCGCTGATTTCCAGTATTGCTGGCAGCACATTGTTCCCATCCCCAGCGACGTTCAAAACCGCAACATCATCAGTGAGCTTGACAGCGACTTTGCTGGAGCCTCGACTGTTTCCGTTGCGTTTGGCACGAGTGCGATAGAACTGCATTTGCTGCCGATCATCGAGCACGTGCTCGTCACTTGAGATGTAGGTCGTTTTATTGACCACAACCTCATCGCGCGTGTAATTGTGATCTACGGCGTCTTTGTCCGCGATCACGATGGTGTCAGGTTGAGACATGGTGTCTTTACCTTTCTTTGTTAACTGCCCTTATGGAGGACAACCAACTAGCCTTTTATCCCGAAGGATTATTCCGACTAGCCAGTCACCGACTTCACAAGTGCAAGTAGGTCGATAAGCTTAGTCACGCTCAAATTGATATTCAAGCTAGGAATGACTGGCCTATCTGGCTCAGGAATTCGCTCCGTTACAGATGTCCTAATGACATCCGGAGCCGAGTTACATAGGGTCGTAGTGGTTGGGCTAACCCAGTACTTTCCAGTACCGCAGTTAACCTTTCCACGGACCCAGTTTGTAACCTTACGCGACTGATAGTTTTCAGTTTTAACTACCACCCACGAAGTAAGTACTTCCTGGTGTACCTTAGGAGACCATGACGCCAATAAGTTTGCTACGTTGAATATCCAGTCAACTACAAAGGACCAAGGAATCACTTCCCAAATCCCCGATAGCAACTGGTCTATTCCCATGCCAAAAGCACGGTCGTAGCTTATCTTATCACTAAACTCCCGTGTGAGCACGCCTGCACGGACCACCATTTCCTGGGATGACTCCCGATCCATGGTGAATGTCGATGGGTACGTTGCGTTTCCTGCATTCCAGCTTATTGTACCGCTGGAAGTGGAAGCGTCGCTTACCATCGCCGTGTAGCGTGTCCGAGGAGGCAACTTCAGCGTGTTATACGCTTCTATCGCTCCTTGGATCTCATACACGAGAGGTCGTACACCATATCGCATCTCTAGCCACAGGGACGTCAGCTTCGCAGCTGACGCAAAGCCCCTACGCAGGAGACGCTGTTTGGTGCGGTATCGGTTGATAAGCTCAGCGAGGCGGAAGCAACTTAGGTAGATCATATCCCAAGTCTTCCTAGCCTCTGCTGCAGTCACGAATGACTGAAAAGGAGCTTCAACCACCTTCGCCCAAGCCGCCGAGATTGCCTGAGAAACTAAGTTATCTCTCAGAACCTCTGGTACGCTTAGGTAACCGGGAATGTATGATATCGAGGTTAACTTTAGTGGTACGTTATGCCCGTATGTATGGGTAAACGCAGTGCTGTAGTAATTCCGATATCTCCAATCCTGGTCATACACGAGAACACCAGTTTCCGTTACAGCCTTGGAGTTCGTATAGGGGTTGTTTATTATGTAACCCCTGCTCCGTAGCTGTAAGTATCTTGGTGTGACCACATCGTTAGTGGTCTCTTCTCCAGTTAACACTGTTTCATCAAACTCAATAGGAGTCGAATTCACAGTGACGTTGGTTGGATCAGCCGTGGTCCACGACTGAGTTTCCCAATCGCCGGAGATGGCTCGAGTAACTGATTCGAGGTCTCTGGTCCGGGTACGCATGTTCCCTCCCAGCATTTGAACGTAATTTTGCGACGAACGCTCCGGTTTCTAATCGGACGTTG